AGTGCTCGATCTGTGGACTCATTTCAAGACCATACAGATAGGAGCTAGCATAGATGGATACGGTGCTATGCAGGAATATCAAAGATATCCGTCAGATTGGAGCAAGGTTTTGCGAAACATATACAGGGTCGACGAAGCCCCTGAAAACGTCCAGGCCTGGTTCGCTTACACCGTGACTGCCTACAACGTGCTGCACATGCCAGATTTCATGAGATGGAAGCTTGGACAGAGCGGTCTCAACAAGTTCAATAACACCATCAAGAAACCAATCGTGACGCATCATGTAGCACATCACCCCAAACATCTCAACATAAGGGTGCTGCCACAAGATCTCAAAGACCTAGTGACCAATAGATTCAATGACTTCCATGATTGGGTGGTGGATCAGGGTTTTCCTGAGAACGTGGTGTCTAGCAGCAAGAACATCTGCAGTAGCGTGATCGAATACATGACCAGTGGGGATCTACATGAGGCTCATTGGAATATTTTTGTATCATTCACAGCCAAGATGGATGCTATTAGATCGCAGAAATTAGTAGATGTGGTACCAGAGATGGAGGGTTACCTATGAAGATATTGATTACTGGTAATCCAACTAAGGGTTTAGCACAGTCAATGCACGGCATTTGGCCAGATGCTAGCTTCGTTAGTAGAGCAAATGGCTGGGATCTAGATAAAGATCAACGACGCAGGGATCTAGCACAGCTGGCACTGGAATACGATGTTTTCATCAATAACAGTGCGTTGTGGCAGTTTCAACAGACGCTGCTGCTCCGAGAAGTCTACGCAGTTGCTCGAGATCACAAACATCAGCTGCATATCATTAGCATTGGTAGCACCGCGGATCGCACTTCAAAAGGCAGCGATTGGACCTATCAACATGAAAAGAAATCACTGCGAGATTTCTGCAACAGCCTTGGATTATTGAGCACCTGGGGAGGTGGACCCAAGGTGTCATTGCTGAGCGTGGGCTCGCTTAGTAACGTGCAGCACAAGCATCCTTCGAGGACCTGCATGGAGCTTGATCAAGCGGCACAGTATGTGAAATGGATGGTTGACCAACCTGCTAACCTAAACATAAACGAGCTAAGCATAGATCCCATACAGGAGAACGTAAATGGCAAATGATGCGGTTAGCTCCTATGATTTCACCAAGATACCATTCGACAAGATAACCAGATTTGGTCAGCGTACCCTGCTATATCGTGATATATTCTGCGTGAGCTGGTTGATTGGTCGATACTGCAACTACAACTGCAGCTACTGCTGGCCATACGCACGCAGCAACACCAAAGATTATCGTCCCATAGAGCTTAACCTCATGACCATGGATGAGATCAAGCGACAGAGCAGAGAACGAGGTTACAATAGCTTTCATTTCAGTTTCAGCGGAGGCGAACCGACTGTATATCCTGATTATCTAAGACTGCTAGAGCACTATAGCCAAGATACTGCTAACTGCAACTATCAGAGCGTGCACATGACTTCAAATATCAGCCAAGGGCTGCGTTGGTTCGAGAAATACGTTGATGCTACCAAAGATCTGCACCGTGTGAGCGTGACGGCTAGCTGGCATCGAGAACAGGGGATCAAGCAAGGTGATCTCAAAGGTCACACAGAGAAGTTTGCTGACAAACTGGTTTTCCTGCAGGAGAACGACATACAGGTAACCGTGAACACCGTCATGGTGCCAGAATGGTTTGATACTCTCTATGCTGAAGCAGAATACTTCCTGGGTCGCGGTATCAACGTAACACTAAAACCACAGAGCGATCCAACTGCCAGCAAGGTAGTAGAAGGATATACCAAGGATCAGCTTGCTACACTGCACAACGGCATGCCGCAGCGCGATTTTACCACGGTTAAATCCAAGGTAGAGCGGCCAAAGCCCAAGATCAGCATGGCAAAGATGAGTGTGTCAAACGGCGATGACGCATCAGTACCGCAGATCATGCAGGTAGAATTTGAAGACGATACTGGCAAGAAATGGTACATGGACCAGGCTGAACGATTCAATGCTTTCAATTTCAATCAATTCAATGGCTGGGATTGCGAAAGTGGGTTTCGTAGTATCATCATACGCGAGCCTGATGGAGCTATAAAGCGCAGCTATAGTTGCGCCGATAAACCACTTGGTTACATTGAGACCGGATTCAAGCTATTTGATGGTCCAATGCCCTGCATTAGCAGCGCCTGTGTGAGCAGCGCAGACAGCAAGATACCAAAGAGCCGCAAGCTGATCTGACAGCTGATATCGGACACACGTCTGGTATAAATACTCTGCGACATAGGAGAATCACACATGGCCTTTACCCCAACCTTGCAGAGTTTTGGTGTACCGACCCAATTAGGAACCACAGGGCGTGGCATCCTCATGCCGAAGCTGAAATATCGCTTCAGGGTGAGCATGCAGGGTTTTGGACCACCGAATGCAGCTATCGCGTTAACCACACAGGTAGCAACCTGCGGACGCCCCAGCATCCAACACAACAGCACACCGATCCACAGCTACAACAACGTGATGTATGTGGCTCAGAAACCAGAATGGCAGAGCATTGAAATCACTGTACGCGATGATGTTACAAACAGCGTAAGCTACCTGACATCGTATCAGCTGCAGAAGCAGATGAACCACTTTACACAGACTTCATTCCTTGCTGGTATCAACTACAAGTTTGCTACTCAGATTGAAACTTTAGATGGATCAGACAGTGGGGTTCTCGAGAACTGGTATCTCGAAGGCTGCTATCTCGAGACTGTGGCCTATGACAGCTTTGACTATAGCAACAGCGAATCGATGATGATCACGCTGACTGTGCGCTACGATAACGCAACGCAGGATCAAGACATCATGCCAAGCCGTGTACGTGCTAGCGGTAGCGGTCCACAAGCAGGTTAATAACCCCTACCTTTTCATTATCAAGACCGCCGGCACAAACCGGCGGTTTTTCTTGACCATAAATACTTGATGGCAATCAAAACCTTACAAAACACCAATTACGCCTCAACATTCTATGGTACCCTTGGTACCGGTGGCAACCCCATGTACCGGATACCTCGTGTCAAGTACATGTACTATGCCACATTCCGGGTAAACACACAGGCATTGGCTATGTTCCAAGAACTCAAGAACATAGGCAGCTGGGAAAATGGTGTGAGCTTCAAGATCAAGACCATTGACAAGCCCAACGTTGATCTCCAGACCAGAGAGCTCAATCAGTACAATCGCAAGAGATATGCTTATACCAAGACTGAATATAAGCCAGTCAACGTCGTCATGTATGACACGGTTGACAATCGACCACTGCAGCTGTGGGTAGAATACTTCAGCTATTACTTTGGGGATCCAAGGCTCAAATCACAGACAACCATGGGTACTAACCCCACTGATCCAACCTTTGATGACAGCACTGGTTGGGGATTGCGACCGCTTGTTGATCAGATCAATTTCTTCACCAGCATCGATGTCTATTCTCTCTATAACAAACAATATGCGCTGACTAGCTATCTAAATCCCAAGATCACGGCTATAGATTTTGGAGCACACGACAGCACAGATAGCGGATTAGAAGAGATTAGGATGACATTGAGCTATGAGACTCTTCAGTACAGTCTTGGTAACATAACGCCTGCTTTAGCTACACAGTTTGGTTTTGATTCGTCGCCATATCTGGAACCAACTGGTGAACCGCCGCCAATAGGCGAGGTAACCAGACCAGATCTCATAGGAGAGATAAAATCACAATATCTCAATAATGAGAGGCAATCCTTCATCACTGCGCCTGCGGGTGGTATACACAGCGATTTTGGCATGAATGGGACTAGCTATCAGGCGCTAGTCGGCAGCATACGGACCAACAACATACCAGCTGGTAACTATCCAAAAGCCGAAACCACAGTGCTAATACCTGCTGGGCAGACCACATACGCTACCTCTCTGAGCGGTGATATCGTGTACAATTCCATAACTGGTAGCCAAGGCAGCGATCTTCCACCGGTACAGAACGTTGGTATAGCTGGCCTACCTCGGGGCCAGCTACCAGACATCCCAACCTTTGTGGATATTATCTCAACAGATATATTCCAACCTGTTAGCATCAGCGGCAGCTATACCTTGCTAGGTAGCTTTGGTAGCTTTGATTTTGGTGCCGCCCTATTCCCTAGCCCTGCCCCTGGTATATATGGTGGGAATCAATATTACAACATAGTAGTAACACCTTTCTCAGTGAGTCCCGCAGCACCAGATTGGGCCTTTGATCATGCTGCTTACGTATACACTCCGGGCGGAAGACGACCACATCTACATAGTGGTAGGCGCAATAGGATAAACTCTTATGGTAGCGATTCTGGGCAAATCTTCTTTACTCAGTATGAGACGCTGGTAGAAGCAAGGCGCAGGGTTCAGCGAGGCGAATCTAGTTTGAGTTTAGACGTAAACGTTGACGGGGTTGGATTTAGCATCGCAGTTGGCAATCCAATCTATGATGATCAAGGGGTATACATTGGATACGATGAAGCTCCGTATCAGCCTGCACCTCCGCCTGAATTTGGACCTGATCTATATTCCAGCGCTGCTAACAGCAACAATACCACAGAGCTTTTCCTTGCGCTAACTGACGCATTGGTTTTTGGTGGTGATATCAGTGATAATGAACCACCTCCTGTGGTTTATCCTTATGATCTAGAATAGGAGCGGGTATGTCTGGAAACAGAGATATAATACAGAGCAATATACGCAAGCAGCTAGCACTTCAGAGCGGTCAGCTACAGGTCAGTAACCAAGGCGGCCAGTTCCAATGGGCTGACGGTCAAGGCAATCCAATAGCTCAATCAGGTAGCGATTTTACCAACTACGGGTTGAGCCAAAGCCCTGCTCGCTATGTGACCAACATGGGTTCCACTGCGTATCAATTGGCACTTGGACTGTTTGGCGGTCCTAACGTGCCAGATAGCTTGATCACCGTGCTAGCAAACATGGCGGTTTACTATGCTAATCAGACAGGGCAACCTGTGAGTAGCCTCTTCAAAAAAGGCATATTAGTGAATGATTTCCTTGCTACTATCAACAGCATAAGACTGCCTACTAGCCAGCTGGGATACCAGGGTATCAATCCCTATCCAAGCTGGGCAAACAATCCAACCCTGGGTCCGACTATTGCAGCAGCCATCTCAAACAGCTAACAGACCTTACTGTGCTTTTCCTTGGTTTCACGGTCGTATTGAAACCGATGGCCAGTTAAAACCCTGCTGCAAATGGCCGGATAGTGTTCCCGAATGTGATATTGATGGGTACATCCATACAGATTACATGGAAAATCTACGGCAACAATTCAAGCAGGGTCAAGGACATCGCTATTGTAAAACCTGCGAGTTCAATGAGCAGGTCAAGGGTTACAGCCATAGGACATGGTCATTCGAGCTTGCAGATCTCATAGGTGTGGATTTTTCCGCAGAACCAACGTTGATGAGCCAGGATGTAAATCTGAACAACATCTGTAATATCAAATGTAGATCATGTAATCAAACCAGTTCGACTAGTTGGCTATCAGATGCTATATCCCTTGGACAGCTATCGGTAGGTTTGCGAGAATCTGGATGGTATCTGTCTGCAGAAACTGCTAAGAACACAGAGAGACTACAGTTCCTCGGTGGTGAACCAATGATGCATCAAGCACGCATAATAGAAGCATTGATTCAAGTTGCTAATCACGGAAATATTTCTCGCTTACAGCTGCACATGAGCAGCAACATGACTCATGACCTGAACGAGGAGATGCAGTCATACTTCTCTGTGCTGCGCGAAGTTAAGATAGACTGTAGCATAGACGCGTTTGGTCAGCTGAATGATTACATAAGATCCGACAGTACCTGGGATAGGGTTTCGGCTGTGACCAAGAATCTACGAGATATTTGTGCGAAAAATGCTCGCGTGAAGGCAAAAATAACCTCAGTCTTCAGCTTGTATAACGCACATGCTATGTTAGACCTCTTAGACTGGGTAGATAGCGAACTCAACCCTCACATCAGCAAGCTTTCTGTGATACTGTGTAAGCATCCGCCCATGTTAGACGCACGCAATCTACCCACTGTCTATAAACAAGCACTGATAGATTCATATACACGTAGATCTGCTGACTACCCGCGTCACAAGTCTGTGATATCGGCTATAACTAATCATCTAAGCATGCCAGCTACCATACCGCTTCCGGTGTGGCTCAGCATGTTCAGCGAATACAATGATAGGTTGGATTCCCTGAGAAGGACATCTTTGAAAATGATCAATCCAGAATTATCTGCATGTCTAGAAGGTTATAGCAATGTCTAAGTACAGCCAAGGGCGATTCATACCGAAGAATCCAGCAAAGCTGATAGGCAAGCAGGAAGTCACGTTCCGTAGCAGCTGGGAACTGACTGTGATGAACTTTCTTGACAGCCACCCCAGTGTGATACAGTGGGCCAGTGAGAGCATACGCATACCCTATACAAATCCTCTAACCGGCAAACCCAGCCAATATGTGCCAGATTTCATGATACTATACCAAGACAAGAATGGCAAGAGGCGAGCAGAGATAGTAGAAGTCAAACCTGCCAAGGAAGCCATGGTTGAGAATGCCAAGAGCAAGCGAGACAAGGTAAGCCTCATACTCAACACAGCTAAATGGGCAGCGGCAATGACCTATTGTAAGAAGAACGGAATGACCTTCAGGATCCTTACTGAAAGTGACATATATATCACTAAGCCCAAAACCAAGACCAAGAGGACCCGTTGATGGCCAACAGATTCAAGACACTGGAAGATGCATTTGAGCTAGAACCTGTTGAAGGTTCCGATGCAGAGATACCGGCGCAGCCTAACGAAGAGGACATCGCAGCAGCATTGGCCATGGCTGATGACATTGATCGTCAGCTTAGCACAGCAAGAGGACAGGATCTCCATGATCGTGAGATGGATGAACTGGCTAACATGGCTATCAAAGCACATCAAGATCTACAGGATCTCGGTATGAATGTTGAAATTCGTCATGCTGGAGAGATATTCAGTAGCAGCAGCCAGATGCTAAAGATAGCAGTAGATGCTAGGAACTCTAAGGTGGACAAGAAGCTGAAGATGCTGAAGCTGAAGCTAGACAAGCTCAAGCTTGACCGCACAACTAAATCACCTGACGATGATCCGTTGGATGTCAAAGCTACAATGATGGACCGAAATGAGCTGCTCAAACAGCTAGGTGAAATTGAAAGCGACGCTAAATAACAGGTACATTGGAGCATCTATTGCCATGAAGTCATTCAGAGAGTATCTCGCAGAAAGCACACGAGAGTATGGATTCGTGATCAAGCTTGCTGTGGAACCAAGCGATGAGCAGTTAGATGCTGTTGAGCGTTATCTCACGCAGTTTGGTCTGGTTGAGATGACTGTACCAGTCTTGCTCAAGGGAGACAAGATGGATTTCATTGATCAGGCAAACCAAACGGTGTATCAGATCAATTTCGTTACGACAATGCCTCTGAGCAGCTACATCACCATGGAAGGAATCCGCGGTGTGATGAACATACCAGAGAAGAACATAGTGGTGAGAACTGCCATGGAACCGGTCGAGATGAACTCAGACAGATACATGACAGACATGGGTTTCCATGAGCTTGCTACCAAGGATGGATTATCATCCATGGGACGCCTAAGCACAGATCGTTTTTACCAAGACATTGAACAGCCAGTGGTCACTGATATCTTTGGCGATGCATATAACAAGCGCTTTTTGGATTACTTGGCTGGTATAAAAGCAACACGTCCAAGCGATGAAGTTGATTCAAGCCAACCGCTCTTTACCTGGCTTGAGATGAACAAGGTAGCTCCTCATGAGCCTGTACAGGACATGGCAGATTTCAATGCCAGGTACGACACCCCAAAACCAGTATACAAGCCATCGAGCAAAGATCCAGCTGACCCAACGCCTCGCAGTGGTCTTGGACCCGAAGGCAATTTTGATGATGGTGCTGAAATAGAGTACAGGTTCTACAAGGACAGAGATGGCAAGCGAGTAAACATGGGAGCACCAAAAGCTCCAAACAAACCAGAATTCTTGAGGAAGGGTTAAACCATGGATTTCCATAGCATATTAGGCAAGCTTAGGGCTATAGAGTCCTTGGGACGCAGAGACAGCGTGTTTGAAGCTGAAGAGTGCAACATGACAGCTGAGGGCGAGATGTGCCCTGTGCATGGCATGGAAGAATGCGTCGGATATCAGGGCAGCATACAGATGGAAGACAGCCGGGGCGAGATGATGGATGAAGAGTCTGATCATACTCGTGACGACCGTGCTGAGAAAGCTGGACGCAGAGTTGCTCATGACATTGAATATGACGAGCGCCACAAAGATCACATTCATGGTCACAAACGTGGCAGCGAAGACGACAAGGCAGAGCGTGCCGGACGTGAAGTGACCAAAGACATCGAGCACGACGAGATGCATGAGAACATGGAAGAAGGCGAGTGCAACATGACGGCAGAAGGCGAGATGTGCCCTGTGCATGGAATGGAAGAGTGCTGGTCATCGAGCATGGAAGAGGATGCTCCGCTGGGCCCAATACCATTTACTCCGATCGGTGCCACTAACAATGGCCCAGACACACAGGGTTTTGTGTACGCTTACAACGAAAGCCAAAAGCAGCTGCGTGAGAGCATGAACATCGTGATGACACAGAACATTGATGAAAAAGGCAGCCATAAGAGCATGACTGTAACAGCCACAGACGAGGACTTTGATACCCTAGAGCGCTTGTTGGCTATGAGCGGTGTTGGACGCAGCAATGCTCACGCTGAATTGGTAGTAGCGGCACCAAAAGCCGGCATGCCTTATGGTGTGTCAGCTGAGCCTACCTGTTCACACTGTGGTAATCCGCAGACTAACTGCACCTGTGAAGAAGTTGCTATGGAAAATGCTGATCATGACTATGGTCATACGGAGCATTCAGAAGACGGTGAGCCAATTGACCCCGAAGATTACATCTATCAAGGTCGCCACATCAACCAGCGCTTTGGTAAGATCGGTGATAACACGCTTATGAGCGAACAGGCCCAGCGCGCCAACAGCTTGTTCAACGTGCTCAACGAAGAATACACAAATTATCTCATAGAAGCTGATTTAGAGCACAGCAATGACGGATCAGAAAGCCCATTGACAGCTAATTCTCGTGATAAGTTTGACAAAGATCCATTCAGCAATGAGGAACCTGTAACTGATGGTAGCCGCAGTCCTCTGAGCCATATTGGTCGTCAAGACGTGATGAATTGATAGATCAACGCTTAACAAATATAAGTAACAGCGGCTATATGCCGCTGTTCGCTTGAGTAACACATGGCTAAGACTGACATAGATTTCCAGATAGTAAAGCAGGCTAACAAGAAGACTGCCTACACGGCTGAACAGATCCGCGAGATAGCACGCTGTGCCAAGGACCCTCTGTATTTCATGGAAAATTACATGAAGATACAGCATCCTACCAAAGGTCGCATGGCATTTGAAGCATATGATTATCAGAAGCGTTTGGTACACGCATACTGGAAGAATACCAGCGTGATAGCACTTTTGCCACGGCAGAGTGGCAAGACTACCACGGCAGCGGGTTATCTGTTATGGTATGCTATGTTCAACAAAGATGTCACGGTGTTGATAGCGGCCAACAAGTTCCGCGCAGCCAATGAGATCATGGATCGCGTGAAGTTTGCCTATGAAGAACTGCCAGATTGGATACGTGCCGGTGTTGCCATATATAATGTGCAGGACATCAAGTTCGATAATGGATCTCGTATCAAGGCAACTACAACAACTCCAGATAGCGGGCGCGGCATGAGTATCTCGCTGCTGTATTTGGATGAGTTTGCGTTCGTGAAGCCGCGTATCGCAGAAGAATTTTGGACTGCTATGAGTCCTACTCTAGCAACTGGTGGTAAGTGCATCATCACCAGCACACCCAACAGTGACGAGGACAAGTTCGCAGAGATTTGGTTTGGTGCCAACAAGACAGTGGATGATTATGGCAATGACACACCAGATGGCCTGGGTGTGAACGGCTTTGCGGCATTCACAGCTCACTACAGCGAAGTGCCAGGCAGGGATGAAGTCTGGGCAGATAAAGAGCGTGCCAAGATCGGTATAGACCGATTTAGGCGAGAGTACGGGGTTGAGTTCATCACAGCTGATGAGACTCTGATCAATGCGGCCACGCTGCTGCAGCTTCAGGGTACCGAACCTTTGTTCAAGACCGGTCAGACACGCTGGTATGATCAGATCAAACCCAACAAGACTTACCTGGTGGCTCTGGATCCCAGTGCTGGTGTGGGCAAAGATCACAGCTGCATACAGGTCTTCAGCCTTCCGGACATGGCACAGGTGGCAGAGTGGAACCACAATCGTACCAGCATACCTCAGCAGGTCAAGACCATGCAAGGCATCATCAACTTCATACATGCTGAGATGCGCAAGAGCAATGAACAGCGTAGTGAACCAGAGATATACTTCACTCTGGAAAACAACAGCTGGGGCGAAGCAGCTATCGTGAGCATAGACGAGATCGGTGAAGAAAACTTTAATGCCATATGGTTGCATGAACCAAAGGTCAAGGGAGTGAGCAGGCTGCGTCGAGGCCTGAACACCAACGTGCGCAGCAAGGCCATGGCCTGCACCAAGATGAAGAGCCTCATAGAAAGCAACAAGCTGGTTTTGCGCAGCAAGCAATTGGTCAGACAGCTGAAGTTCTTTGTTTCCAAGGGCAACAGCTTTGAAGGCAAGGTTGGAGAGCACGATGATGCCGTGATGGCCACCATACTGTGTGTGCGCATGATGCAGATGGTCACTCGCTGGGATGAGAACTTTGGCAATCTCATGAAAGACGAGTTTGTCGAGGACGTTCAGGAACCAATGCCCATCAGCCTAGGCTTCTAACAGCTAAATATAGCATCATGAATCACAACTGGGACATCATAGGCGATAAGATCTTTGGCATACTGCGAGGCAACGGCTATCGCACGCAGATGTTTGACAAAGGCGGCAGCAAGACCATGGATCCACATGAAGCCACTAGATTCTTTGCTACCATACCAAGCAGTGATCCAAAACTGGACAGCTTTAACATATTAGTGACGCTGCATGACGAGGATGCCAGTAGCCACATGGATATCAAGACGCCTAATCTAGTTAACGATAAGGATTTTAACACAGTCATCAAGATCAAGGACAGCATGCAAGTCAATGTTGGTGACAAGGAAAACATCAGTGTGAACTGGTATAAGTTTGATCATGACATTGATCCCAGGGAAGATGCTGTGAACAACATCCAAGAGAGCCGCGATATCAGCAAGCCTTACGGTAGCACCAAGAGCAGTTACCAGCAGATAGGCAATAGCAAGCTGATCATACGCCATACTGATCCCGTGAACGAAGAGAAGAAGGGCAGTCGTTGGCGCCACATCAAGAACATATTCATAGAGACCAAGATGGGCGAGCGCTTTGCTTATCCCCATGCTCATATAGCGGGCGCCAGGGCTATGGCACGGCATCTTGCCAACGATGGTCGTTTTGGTGACCAGACTGCTAAAGCTATCATGCGCATGAGCGAGGATTACATCAAGCTCAAGCGTGCTAACAAGCTGATGCGTAACAAAGATCAAGAGCTTGGTCTTCATGTCAAGGGTGCACTAGAGCAACTTGCCAAAGAAAGCAAGAGGCTCAGTGGCAGCAAGGGTTATGCCACTGGCATTACCAAGCTAGCCAGCAGCACAATGAGTTCACCAGCTGAACAAGTGATAGAATTGCGGGATAGGCTAGCCGAAACTTGTGGTTGCGAGAAGTCGGATGTCCCCAACATGGATGCGTTAGAAACTGCTGCTAGGTATTTGGTAAGCCATGGTTACCGCATCACTGTACCTAGTTCAGAGATGGATCAAGAGCTCTTGCGACTAGAGGAACTAGCCGGCATTATGTAATGCATGCGGCTGTCACCAATCCAATTCTCCACTGAAAACTTAGATAGCAGATTGACACTTGACAATCGCTGCGGCATAAATAAACTGTCAGTCAGCAACAGGTGTTGCGGGCTGTCTATAGCACAATTAGGCACATGAAAGCACACATAGGAGGCACATATCATGGGACTGAATCTTAAAGAAATCCAAGCCAAGCTGTTAGAGCAGCAGGCTCGCAAAGACCGCTCGCGTGGCGGCCAATTTACCGGCGACAACTCCATTTATCCGTTTTGGAACAACCCAGAGGGCTCAACTGCCACTCTGAGGTTTCTGCCGGACGGCGACGACACCAACGACTTCTTCTGGGTGGAACGACTCATCATCAAGATTCCATTCCCTGGAGTCAAGGGGCAAAATGATGCTCGTCCAGTTGAAGTGCAAGTACCTTGCATGGACATGTGGAAGCCAGGCAGCTGCCCCATCGCAGCCGAAACACGTCCGTGGTGGAAGGATCCTACTTTGGAAGATATGGCTCGCAAGTACTGGCGGAAGAAGAGCTATGTGTTCCAGGGTTTTGTCACGCAGAATCCTAACAAGGATGATAACACGCCGGAAAATCCAATCCGGAGATTTATCATCAATCCTAGCGTGTTTGATGCTATTAAGGCGATCCTTATGCGTCAGGATCTTGAGAATAGCCCTACTGATTACGAATCTGGACGTGATTTCTACCTGTCTAAGACAACTAAGGGTGGGTATGCCAATTATAGCAGCTCATCTTGGTCTATGAAGGAACGTGCTCTCAACGTTGATGAACTCAGCGCCATTGAAAAGCATGGACTGTTCACGCTCAACAGCTTCCTGCCAAAGAAGCCGGATGATGCGCATCTCGCAGCAATCATGGAGATGTTTGAAGCATCGGTGAACGAGGATCTCTATGACGCAGATCGTTGGGGACAGTTCTATCGTCCAAACGGCATGCGCATGGATGCGTTTGCTAGCAACAACGATGTTGCTGCTAACACCACAGCAACTCCTGTGACCAAACCAGTCACAGCAGCCAGCATCATGGAACGTGCGGCTCCAAAGGCAGCTCCAGTGGACGAAGCTCCATTTGATGTGGATCCGCCCAAGGCAGCAGCACCAGCAGCACCAGCAGCAGAAAAGCCAACATTAAACTCTCCTGATGCTATCCTGGCAGCCATCCGCGCTCGCAAGCTCGGCGGTCAATCCTAATCCAATAACACACAGGATGGGCGAGCAAATCGCCCATCCTGCCACATGATCACAGGAGCAAAAAGTGAAGCCATTTGACATCAGTAAATTCAGGAAGGACATCGCCAAGACTATCCCTAGTCTCAGCCTTGGATTCCATGATCCTAAGACTTGGATCCACAGCGGTAATTACGCTCTAAACTATGCTATCAGTGGTGACTTCAAGAACGGTATCCCGTTGGGCAAGGTCACCATGTTTGCTGGACAATCTGGTTCCGGCAAAAGCTATATCTGCTCAGGCAACGTCATAAGAAACGCTCAGCGAGCGGGTGTGTTCCCGATCTTGATCGATACAGAGAACGCACTTGACGAGAACTGGCTCAAGCCACTGGGCGTTGATACGAGTGATGAGAAGCTGCTCAAAGTAAACATGGCCATGATCGACGACGTTGCTCGCTTGGTCAGCGACTTCATGAAAGACTACAAGAGCAGGTTTGACAAGGTTGACCCAGAAGAGCGTCCAAAGATCCTGTTCGTGCTGGACAGTCTGGGCATGCTGCTGACACCCACCGACGTGAACCAATTCGAAGCTGGTGAGATGAAGGGTGACATGGGTCGCAAGCCCAAGGCACTGGCAGCACTGGTGCGCAACTGCGTGAACATGTTTGGTGAGTATGACGTTGGATTAGTGGTTACCAACCACACCTATGCCAGCCAAGACATGTTTGATCCGGATGACAAGATCTCAGGCGGTCAGGGATTTGTGTATGCAAGCTCTATCGTGGTAGCCATGCGCAAGCTCAAGCTCAAGGAAGATGAGGATGGCAAGAAGGTCACAGACGTGCGCGGTATCCGTGCAGCCTGCAAGATCATGAAGACACGCTACAACAAGCCGTTTGAAAGCGTGGAGATCAAGATCCCTTGGGACACTGGCATGAACGAATATAGCGGTCTGATCGAGATGTTCGAAAAGAAGGGCGTGTTGGTCAAGGACGGCAACAAGCTCAAGTACACCGACAAGACAGGCAAGGAACATAAGTACTTCCGGTCTGGCGTCAGTGACGAGCTGTTGGATCTGATCATGACTGAATGGGACGAGAGCAAGGTAGTAATAGCCCAGGATGTTGCAGATCAAGACGCTGATGATCAAGATATCGCACCATCGGAGGATTGATATATGAACGTGAGCGCAAGCCTGATGCTTGAAGTCTGGGAAGTAGTCAGTGAACTGCTTCCCAACAACAAAAGAGAAGACATGGCCCGCAAGCTGGTCAACATCTTCGCAGACAAGGGCATGGATCGAGATGATTTCGAAGCCATCCATGGCGAAGATGAGCACCTTGACAGTGCCATTGAAGCACAGTACACTGGAGAGTCGGCTGGTTACGATGACTATGACGACGAACTATCCTATGAGGACGAATGATGATAATGAAAGCTACCACCGACTCTGCAAGCATACAGAGCGACACGTTCATCGATGATCTCAAAGCTAAAGTTGATAAAGCTGTAGAGTCTCGCGAAGCCACAGATATTGCCATCACACAGCTGGAGGTGCAGTTTGCCATGCTTGAATATCTTCAGCGCATGGATTGGAAACTCTGGGAA